ATTGTTCGTACCAATCTGGATTGCTAGGATCGTTCCATTGGATTGTTTGTTCTGATAAATTTAATCCGTTGCTGTCAGTAATTTCTTCTGTTGTACTAACTGCTTCAATTTTTAAAAGGCCGTTTGACGCTTGATTACGTTTAGGATTATAGGAAAGCAATCTTGCTAAACGTAGTACACTTTCACGGCGTTCTGCTAGTTCTAAGAAGTTTTCTCTTGCATTTAAGTCAATACGGAAAGCAATATTTTGACCTAAAAATGCAATCATATCTATTAATGCTAGATATTCACTTGATTCAATATAGTCGTTAAAATCTTCTGGGTAATTTTCTCTTAAATAAGAGATCATTGTACGTCTTAGATTATCAAAATCATAAGACTTAAAATCTGCATTTCGAAAGGATTGATAAACTTTTTTCCAGTCTTCTGCAAGTAGTAATCTATTTTGTCTATCTGTGGATGACATTTTGTGCTTTCCTCGTTATAATGTATTTATTCGCTTTGATTAAGTGCGTACTTTATCTTATGCAAGGAAGCCAGCATCTTCATCAAACTTTAATCGCATTGTTTCTGATATATTGTAAGGCAAATAAGTTAATGTACATTCAATTTGTATTCCGCTTTCATATGTCGATACTGTAATGTCATCAACATTTGCTCTAGGATCGTAATTGATTATCCTAGATACATTTTTAATAATTGCATCTCTCAATTGATCAGTGAGTGGTTCAAACAATATATCCCAAATAATAGTTCCAAACTCAGGATCGCTTAATTTTTCACCTTGTCTAATATGAAAATTATTAATAATATCCTGTTTGATTAGTTCAATGTCATATAATACCCATTCAGATGCATCAGGGTTAACGGTACTAATACCTCTGTAAGCTCTTGACTCGGGAACAACTTCTTGTTTCTGATTGCTAGGAACAACAATTTGCTTATATATGTTTTTTTCTTGTGTGCTCATACTGTATTTACCCTACGTTAAAATTGACTAATTGTCGTTTACCATCTACTTCTTGTACTCGTAATTTAGAACCATCTGACATTGTAACAGTTTCATTTGCTTTATATTTTCCCGAACCTACGTCTGCAACAATTTGTCTATCTGTAGAATTTCCGTATTGTCCTGTATTACTAGATGCCGGAATTGCTGTAGGTAAATTTCCTTTAGCAAGAGTAGTTCTTAAATCAAGTAAATTTGTTGTTGACGCTGTTAAGTCAGAAATAGCTCCTCCCCCTACTTGTTTGATCGAATTTAAAGTACCGGGTCCTGCTATACTATCTATTGCACCTACAATGCTTTGTCCTAAACCAAACGTAACTTGTTTTCCTGCATCAACTACAGCATTAATAAGGCCACCAACACTTGATGAGTTTATTGATTCTTTTACAGCCGAAACTGCATTTGCTATATCTGTAGGTAATCCTTTTTTTACTTCTGGCTTTTTAACTACGCCCTTATCGGTTGTGGTCGGTGCTTCTTCTGCTTCTGGAGGTTGAGTGTTGGGCGTTTCTCTCACATCTCGTTTTGTATTTATCTTAAATGTATCTGGTGTTTTTGCAGGAGTTGCTTTAGTTTGTTCTTCTTCTTTACTATCTGTTTTTTCAGGAGTAAATGATGTAGGATCTAAATTTTCGTGGCCGTCCCACGGTTCGTGTTGCGGAACTCTAGAAGGTATATTTGCTTCTGTTGCAGCCGTTGCTGTTGCAGCAGCTGGTCCGTTCATATGAATATTTGCTGCGGTTTCTACGTGATTGCCTGTTGCACTAATATTGCTCGATCCTCCTACTGTAATTTTGCCATCAGTACCTGCTTTAATTTCCCAATTTGTTGCAGCGGTTTCGTAAATGTTCTTGCCTGCATTAGTGTGTATATCTGCTGTTGCGTTAGTAAAGATACTGTTGCCAGCTGTTGTATGAATATCTCTCCCTGCTTCAAAGTTAATATCTCTGTCTGCTTTGAAGTTTAAGTCGTTTTCTGTGTGTACGCTAATACTGTCTTGTGCATAGATATCAATTTTTCCATTACTTGTTAATTCTATCCAAGTTGTACCTCTTGCATTAGCAATGTAAATTAAGTCTTCTGTATTGTGCAGCAAAATTTGATGCCCTGTGCGAGTTCTTAAACGCACAAGTTCATTATGTGGCAATGTAGGATCACCGCCTTTTTCACCACCTTCAACATTTATATAAACTGGTGGTCCTTCTTTAGCAGGAGTTTTACGTATTAGTGTTGCATCACCGTCATCAAACACAAGACTAGATCCGCCCAAACGATTCTGAGGTACAGGTGTCTGTGCAAAATTTTCACCATAGTTTACTCTTGGTGCTCCTGGTCTTTTATCCTGAGGTCCTGGACTACTAAAACCCATTACAGCACTTGGCAATTCTCTCCTTGCACTAGTGCTTGTTAGACCTCGTATTTCGTCTTCAATCAAACCCTGTTCTGTTAATGCATTAACTGCATCTTCATTAACAGGTTTAATAAATTGTGTACTATCTCGCCCCTTGCCGTCTTCTAACTTTTTGTTATATTCAACAACAGGTAGTTTTTTTGTTTTATCTTTGCTGTTAAATGTACTAGAAACCCAAGGGTCAGGTGTCATAATATTTGTATGATCTTCTGGAATACATCCTAGCCAAAAACCTTCTCCACCTTCAGAAAATATAACTAAAACTTTTGATCCAATATCCGGTGGCACACCCCACCATCCGTAACTGCGTTGACTGTTGGCTGCACCTTCATTTTTTGAAGTTCCTTCTAATGATGTTACTCCGTGAAAAGGAGTAAGGTATCTAACAGGTAAAATTTGACCTGGTGCATTTGTAGATTGTCCTGAATTGCTTGCAGTTAGAATTTCTACTTCTAAATTACCCATATATGTACTGTCAAGGTGATTTCTAACTATTGCAATTACTGGTTGAGATGGAAATTTTTCTTTAAATCCGGCGTTAGTTGTACGTTCTATTTGATTCTTATTAACTTTATCCATCTTATGTAGAATCTCCTGTTAGTGCAGATGATATATCATTAGCTGCTTGTGTTGCTGAGGTTGAAGCAACTGTTTGAGTATTTAAGGCCGATGTTATAGCATTGTCTACTAGTTTTGGCGGAATAATTGGGGTTGATAACGCTGAGGATATTGCATTTCCAGCTTCTGCTATTCCTGCATCAAGTGCAGCAACACCGTTATTTAATGCACTACTAATAGGATTAGATGCAAGAGCTGCACCTATTTCGTTAATTGCACCTTGAATGTCTCCCTCTAACTTAGCCAAAGGTGCAGCAGCTTTGCTTGCTAGAGGTGAAATTATAGCATCAAGTCCTTTTTCAATTACTGCTTCGATTGCAATATCTAATGGCTGCGCTCCAGTATCCTCTGGTTGATTTCTACGTCTAATTGTTTTAAGTTTTTGTGAAAATTGATTTCCACTAAAAGTATGTGTAACTTGTGTAACTTGATATAATCCACTAAATGCACCAACTGCTTTTTGACCACCTGCTGGAAACTTCATAAATCCTGGATCTCGTGTATCTACAGGTGTTCTAAAGTTAACAATAATATCTACTTCAGAAGTTTGATAATCCATTGTGCCGTCTGTTGTTATGTTTAAGCCTGCACTCTTACCGTTATAATTTCCAAATCCACTGTCTGCAATATAATATGGATCTCCCCATATTTCTAATTCAATTGTTACTAAATCAGTTTCACTGTTTACGATAGCATCATTAAAAGATCTTGCAATTTGATTCTCCGGATGGGATTGAACTCCGGAACCTGATTCGCCAGTGTTTGTCTTAGAAACACCTTTGCTTTTTGAAACACCTGCTGTTGAAGAATTTGTAGTATCGCCGTCTCCTACGCCGTGTACAGGCGCTTGTACTGCTGCTGTAATTGCGTTTGCACCTTGTGTTTTTTGAGCCTTTCCTAATTGTCCCATATCTTGCGCTAGTGCGTTGAAGAATGCTGTGTTAATATCAATTTCAAAATTTATAATATCGTCATTTTCACCAGTGTACATATAATCATATTTTTTTACTGCATTCTTTCTTAGATTTTGATAACCCGGAGGAGCAACAGTAGGCGATGAAATTCTAGCAACGTGTGTTTTGTAAGGTACAATTTTGTAAACAAAAACTTTTGCTCCTTCACCAGTTTGTGCAACATTGTCATTTCCAGGAATAAGATATACATCTGTTTCGATCTTAAACCAAGTTTTCATTCCATTACTGTCTGGTTGCTCTGTAACAAATTTTCTAGCATAATCCGAAAGCAATATTACTTCTTCAATAATTGTTTGTATCTTTGTACCGGATGCAAAATTAATTCTTCTACCTTCGTCACTTACTTTAATATTTCCTCTCTGAAATACTCCTGGTGCTTTTTCTTTATTTTCTGTAAATGCAGGTTTTCCAAAGTATTGCTTTCCTTCGTCTAGAAAACTTTTTACAATTTTGGATTTACCTATATCATTTACATTTTCTTCCTTTTCAGCAGCTTCTCTAATTGACTCACCAATTTGACTACGTTTAACTACAATACCTAAAATCTTACTTAATTCAGCATCAAAGTCTGCAGGAACTTCGCCGCCTTCTATACCCGACAGTTGCTCAAATAATTCTTGTTTTTTCTCTTCGCTTAATCCGCCTGCTCCGCTGCTATCTTTTGAACTTTGAGTTGTAGCACCTTTATTATTATCAGTTGCACCTGTGCCTGCACTTGTAGCACTTGTAAGATCTGTAGGGAACATTATAACATATTCGTCTGCAATTTTTTTGTTACCAGACTTAACTTGTTCTTGTTCTCTAGTGTTTAGAATTGTTGCAAGACTTTCTGGACCTGTTTGTAGAAACTCTACAAGTGTAGAACCTTTTATGTCAACTGCTACTTGTGTTTGCTGTACTTCGTCAGCAAGTGCAATTTCGTTGTAAGGTACAGCAGTTACTTGATATGTGCTACCTCCTTCAGATACATCAAATGTAACATTTGAAAGTTGCATCGGAATCATTCTTTTAGAGCGTGTATCTTTAAATGATCTGCCGTTGTCGTCCCAACCAATAAAATCAATTTGTAACAAATACACTGCTTCCAGATAGTTTACATAACCTGCTTTTGCGGCTGCGATATGCAATGTCTGTAAAAATAATCCCATACTGTATGGTTCTAATACTTCAAAACTTATATTTGTTGCATTAGTTTGTTTTGTAGTGTCCGAAGGTGTAATAAGACTTTGTACTTCTAGGTTATCCATAAAGTATTCGCCAGTTATCCCTGCTGCACGTTCTAGTTGAGTTCTAACTTGTCTATTACCAGTTCCTCCAGTTTGTAATACAATGACATCAGGACCATAAAGTCTGTAAGTTGTGTCAGGTGAATTAAATGAATCTTTTTTAATTGCTCCAAAAGTAAAAACATAGTTGTAACTTGCAAATTTGTTTAGA